CATTATCTTAACCCGTCAAGTTCATACTCTATATCCATGCCAGAGTAATCAAATTTTTCACTACCTACACTTTCTATCCTAAAGCAATGTAGTTTACCAGTAGTTCTGCGCTCTACCTTACGTTGAGTCAACGGGGTGTAAGTGTCATAAGGTTTCCAACGTATAGTGCCACCAGCTTCATCCATAGAGCCAAGTTGTATTCTAACTTGGCCTTGGCAAGCTATTTTTGGATATATCGCTACAATAGTAGTTGAATCAATTTGCGAGCCTAGTATTAAACCTAGACGCTCTATACTAGAATTACTGTCAACAGATTTATCATCTTCTAAAGTATAAACAGAGCTAGTAGTTGGGGTTATACCTACAAGTGTTTTTGCAAATGGGGATGCAGGGTCTAGATTCCATCGTTTATCAGTGTTCCAAGTATAATCAGCATTGGCCCAAGTATAAGATTGTCTTAATACATTGCTATATGCCATACTAGTCATAGATGGGGCTATATCTCTAAACGCTACAGACTGAGTTTCCCAATTATATATCAATGCAGTATTGGGATACGTGCTATCTTGCGACGGATAGCACACCCAAATTTCCTTCTCACCTGTGTCTGCAACCAAAAATGATCTGGTAAAGTATTGAGAACTTAAGTCAGCTGCAAACTTGCTTCTAACTCTGCCGCTCAGTATTGACGATATGCTATTGCCATCAGTCATTAGCACGTCACTATCTGATAAGAAATAGTGCTTGCCCATTACCTCTACTACGCAATTAGCGGCAGCCAAGCCAAACGACTTAGATAGTTCGCTACGTCTCCAAACAAATTCATCGCCAGTGTAGTCAAGTATATTGATAGCAGACTCTGAATAAATAACGAATGAGTCACGCAAAGTAAGACCATCAACCAAATTACCACCAGAGCCGCCTATAGCAGACAAACCAGCAAGAGCTGCCGGGTCAGACTCGTCCCAAGTATAAGGTAAGCCATTAGCGTCTGCTGGGTGCGACCACCTGTACGCTAGTGGGTATTCAGTTGCACCGTCTTGTATGCCTATAGCAAATAAAAAATCCTTGTGGGCACGTATTATTTTTGCCTTAATTCCTCTAGCTTTCCATGTCACTCCAGGCGAAAATTCCAAGGGTTGTAGAATTTGCGTAGTACTTTGTGGTGACCAATACTCCGGGTAATGTGCAAAATTATTATATATAGGTATGCGGCCAAGTCTACAACTATTGTAAGTTAAAGCATCTGCAGGGTCCAACGGGTTAGCAGCCAAGTCTGTTGACGTTATATCATTCCAATTTGCACCATCATATACTTGGGCCATATCAAAGCCAAGCGTAACATAGTACAGATTGTCACCTGTTTTTACAGCATCTATATAGCCTGCTCCGCTATTGTCTACAGGAGTAGTAAGTAATGTAGTACCAGAAAAAGATGATACGTGATCAAAGTTAATCTTAAAGTTATTACCGTCAGAAAAATTTTCTGGAGCTAGTTCGTGCGCAGACACATCTGCGTTCAAACCTTTAGAGCCCGTAGCAGATATAGGAAAGCGCTCAGTCATTTTCAATTACCTTTGCGTTATTAAAAGCCAGAGCCAGAGCCGCATCTTGTCGCTTTACAGTTTCTTCTCTTAAAGATACTACAGCAGATGCAGTAGTAATGCTTGTACGCGACATTTCAACTTGTAAGATAGGCATCCAAGCTATAGCACAACCTTTGTCGCTAGTTTCATCACCAGTCTGCGGGTCTTTACCTTTTAGCTCAGTATACCATGCACAGCGCATTATTTTACCGTCTACTATTTTTTCGCAGGTGCTGCCTAGCGGACAAGTTATTACTGTTTCTATCATGTTTTTTGACCTATAACCATGTCCAAGTACTTAGGAGTCCAGTTAGACGCTCCAGCATTGGCAGATACAGAAGTATTTACGCTAATACCTGTTAAACTAACGCTAGTATTGTCAGCCGCAGTTGCCCACCAACAAGGTGTCGCAGAACCTGACTGAGGCTGAAATCCTGCAAATCTGGTATAAACGTGTGAATGGCCAGGGTCAGTAACTATAGACGAAGCTGGGTGAGTATGGCTAGCTACTTTATCATTTAATATAGGTGAATCAGTACCGCCACTACCGCCGCCTATAGAGTTAACCACTCTAAGCATATAGTTGTTAAAATCTGTTACTAACGACCAACCTGTTGGGGGAGCTGCCTGAAAAAACGGTAGTCTAGTACCTACTGGCGCAGGCAATGTGCCAAGCAGTCCAGCTATGGATGCTGTTAAAGCATTTAACTGTGCTTGTATGTTGCTAGTCGCGCCTGTTACAAAATTAAGTTGCGCCTCAGTAGCAGTGATGGACGTACTAAACCCTTGCCCGCCAGAGCCAGGAAAAATATTTTTCAATACAGCTTTAATCATACGAATATGATCGTCACCTTGATTGACTGGGTCAGACGCTGACGGAGCACTTGACTGTAATTGAGCTATAGTTGTAGCTATTTCTAAACTCATATTAACCTACCATTGTAATTAGTGGCATATTGCTCCAAGTAACAGAGTCAGAATTTAGTTCTATGTTATTAAGAGATTCATTAAACCTAGCGTTCCAAGATTCGTAACCAGCAGCATTCTTGGTATACGCATATATTTCAGTAACTAAACCAAACACATAGCAGTCTCCGTGCAAGTCGGACAACCAGTTTGGTCCGTCTGTAAATAATGAAGGCACACTTTGTAAAAAGTCTATGACTAATGAGCAACCAGTTCCGTAAGGCTTTAACAGTTTGATTTTTCCGTTTTCAATGGTGTACATGTCACTTTTAACGCCGTTAGCGGTCAAGACATCTAAGGCTGTCTGCGGTACTCTTGTAAGTACTGCAACAATTGCGCTAGAAACTGTGTCAGTAACTTTCAACGAATTAATGCCCTGGCCAATTGTTGCGGGTAATGTGTACTCTAAAGTATTATCGTCTAGCGTAAATGACTGCCTTGTAGACATGCTATAAGATGATATAACTTTGTTGATTCTAGCTTCTACAAGCGATACAAGTTTAGGCAACACAGATATAAGTTCTGCATCGTTAGTCCTATCAGAGTACACTAAAGCTAAGTCAGTAACATCTGCGTAGTTCATAAAATTAACCTATGTAACCTTTTCTAGTTAGCCATACCATAGTTGCCATAGTTGCTAAACCTACCAATACAAAAAACTTACTTGTGACAGACTTGCCTACTTCTTGATAAAATTCTTCACGGGCCAAGGCAACTGCTTTTTTAGCTATTTCTATTATTTGATCTTCGGATAACTCATGTCTGTCAAACTTAGGGCATTGTGCGTAGTCACTATGACGACGCAAGTTTACAGCTGTACGTCTTTCGCCAGTAAAAACATGGGTTTCAGTCATCAAATATGTCCTTGCACTTCTGTGCTCTATTGTATTCTTCTTGAGTTTGTGGGTACACCACATAGCCTTCAGCCCACATACGCGCGCATTGCTCTTTAGTCACTTCATGTTCTTGATAGATACCCAAGAAAAACATGATTGCTTCAAATAGTGCGCCGATGGCTTCCATTATCCGGCCAATCTTTGCTTCAATTCGTAACCCATTAAAGGCCAAATCTTTTGCACAGCATTTTGTCTAGCAATTTTTCTGCCGATTTCTGCATCAAAGTTTTCGGGACTTGCACAAGCTGACTCTCCGGTTACTGTGAAGCCGTTGTTTAAAACCAGCACACAAAAAGTCAGTAGATCAACTGCGGTTGATGTTGCTTGCCAAGCTGGGCCACCTTGATACACATGAACAAGCGCATCACCAGCAGTGAAGTAGTGTTCTTCTTTAATATTCGCCTCAATATCAGCGGGCGTTACACGCGGCGCGGTTAAGCCTTTTTCGATAATTTCTTTTTCAATTTCTTGGTCTGTCATGATTATTGCCTTTTGGTTAAAATTACTTACTATCTGAGATAGTAAATTTCATATAGCTGCTAACACCAGCACCCAAGAGCAATAGCGTTTCAATAGCTCTTGAATCAGCGCCGTTGACGATTAAGCCAAGGCCGATGATAAAAATCACCAAGCCAACAGCACCGCGTCTTGTGCTTGCTTCATTCCAGTTGATATTCATGGCTTACTTACCACCCCTGCTGCGTAATTTGCCATATCAGTTCCGGCTACATCTGATGGATGAATCCAGTCACCCGTAAAACCATACTGATTATAAAAACACCCCTGACCAGTTGCGTTAAGCGTTGGGTTTTCTAAAAATGAAAAATCAAGCAACGTATCAGCATTTGAAAAAACGCCACTCAGAACCTCGGCAGCATAAGACCTGCGCAACGAATCAGAGCTACCCCATCCTGTTCGGGCCGACCCCGATTCGCCATTCGGTAAGCCCGCTGGCGTTGGAGACCACACCGCAACTTTAAAGCCAAGCTCGTGCGCTCGGTCAATTGCTCGATTGACGTTTGATTTTGCTTTATCAAAGTTTGCGGCAACCAGTGTGCTAGTGTTGTCATTCGGCGAAAACGCGGGCAAAAACACAATGCCGTTGTCAGGTGACAGTGCGCCTCTGTGATTGTAAAACACTACAAACGCCGCGCCTGTGCCAGCTCCGTTAGTGCCTAGTGTGGTAGCAACTGTTCTAACTTCTCGATTGCCGATCTGATAGTTATAAATAACCGGATTTTGCACCAGAACTGCGCCTGTGACTGCGCCCGTATTAACTGTTGTCACCTTGACAACACCGCCGCCGCCAATAAAAATTAAATCATTAACAGCGTAGCCTGTGCCGCCTGCATCAACACTGATGTTTTTACCAATAACCAAATCATTGCGCTCGTTAAACAAGTCAATGAATGAGTCGGTAAATGTTTCGGAATCTTTGCCAGTTTTGCCTAGTCGCGCCACTTCAACCGGATAATCTGCCGAGTGCTTTAAGTTCGCCAGTCTGAATATCCAATTATCACCATACGCCGCGCCGGATACTTGGCTTAATTGCTCACTGATAGAATCACCGACCGCATAAAACGTGGTAATTTTGCCGCTTTTGGCAATAAACCGAATTCCCCATATTGGCGATACATCCAGCCTTGCTGTTCTTGCCATTGATGACTGTGCGGTTGTGGCGTTGTTGCCACCTGCATTTCGGTATGTTTGCCAAGTTCTACCGCTGGCGTGAGTTTCCCATGCTGCCATGCTGTTTGTACCATCACCGTTCATGCTGATAGGGTTTCCGCCATTTATCCACACACGCACACCCAGCAATGGAAACTGACCGCCATCAGTGCGAGCAATGCTGGCTATGTCAATCCAGTCAGACACTAACAAGAATCGGTATTTGTCGGCTGTGCTACCGTGGTCTGTGAGCAAATACTCTGATGCTGTACGACCTGCGAACGCTACACTTGTCCAGGTTGCTGCGTTAGCCGTAGCTATTGTTCTATCAGCCAAAGGTGCAACTGAGCAGGTATATAGAGGTTGCGCGGTTGTGCGTCCAGCATTTGACGGATTGTTCAGAATAATCTGAACTTTGTTGTAATCAGCCGCGAGTGCAATCACATCCTCAAAGGTAAATGCGGACGTGTTGTTAAAGTCGCTCGTCGCTGATGACATAAAAGTCTTTAAGGCGATAGACCCGCCAGCCACGCCACTAGCCGCAGCTATGATTCCATTTGCGACAGTATATACCTGGCCACTGTTCAACATATACAAACCGTCTACTGCGGTACCATTAGCCACTTTGGCTTGCAAAGCTTCTAAAGTTGCGATGTTTATTACAGAACTATTGAAATTACCGTGTTGTGACATATTAACCCCTAACTAGGCACATACGGCCTTTTTCAGTTTGTAAAAAACGATGCATTTCTTTACCTGCTACGTCCGCATCTTTATGGTTTAACGCAAATCCATTTCTAATAGCTTCGTCATAGATTATCATAGGTATAGATGCAACCATACGGCCCCATGTACCACCTGACGAGTTGGCACCTAAATCTTTTAAAGAACCAGGATTTTTGCGCAAGTCTTCATTACGCTGTAAAATCAAGTCTTCAGTAGGCTGAGTGACTTCATGGTACAATTTATCTTCATGATCTTGGTAATGAAGCTTGCTAGCAAAAATCTGGTCCATTCCTTAAATCTCCACTAAACCAATTGATGATTTAAAAATGCCATACTTAACTTCACCTGTACTGCCGGGCGCAATGCCTGCAACGAACGCGGTATGGTCATTTCGCACATTGATGATATCATCATTATCTGGTAAAGCTTCTTCAACCGGAGCTTCTTCAACCGGAGCTTCTTCAACCGGAGCTTCTTCAACCGGAGCTTCTTCAACCGGAGCTTCTTCAACCGGAGCTTCTGAGGTCTGTTGTTGCATCTCTCTTACTTCTGCCACTTTGGCCTTTGCTGGTGCTACTGCCATGATACTCTCCAAAAGTTAGCCCGGTATATTTCAACCGGGCAATATATTACGCTGTTACGCTAGCAAGATGGTCGATGTCACCAATAAGCGCATGTGCTCTTTCATTGTTGACAATCAACGTAAAGTCAACAGACATTTGGCGATTCTCAGCTAAACCAGTTTTTGCCAACTCTTCAGTACGATAGCCTTTCAAGTAACTAACAGCCAAGTACTCAGGGTCAAGCACAAAGCCGTTTGAAGTAGCCAGCTTAACGCTACCACCGCCAGCGACTGAAGTAGCAGTTGCCTTAAACCATTGACCAGCTTTAGGTAAGTTAGTGCCGGGCCAACCTGCTGCTTGCCATTGAGCAAGTGAAGACGCGCCAACAGCATTTACAACGTAAATAACACCGGCAGTCAAACCTGTAGTCAATGAAGAGCCAATAGGCTCAAATGGTTGCAGGCGGTTTGGAACCATTTTCAGAGTACCAAAGTCAGTCACAAACACGTTAACAGAACCCATAGCCACAGCTGCAGATTTGGCACCTTCTGTATCGCTATACAAAGTAGCAACACGAGCTGATGATGTAAACATGTACTCAGACAACTTACGGATTACCATAGGTGTTGCCATGAATATAGACGGGTCGCCACCTTGTAAGTACACGTCTTGTACACCATCACGTACAAACGTTTCTGTGAGCGCTCTAGCGGATGTGGACGGAGTACGAGCAGCGACAAGGCCGGTACCAGTATTAAAGCCACCGACAGCTCCACCTGCGCCATAACCGTAGCCAGAAGCTTGGTTAGACTTAATCCAGGCAGGTAAACCTGCAGAGTTACCAGCAGTTGAGCCACCATCGTCAGCTACAGATGCTTGATTTTTTAGCAAAATAGCTTCAACGTCACGACGCAATTCTTGCTGGCGACGGGACAATTGATATGCCAATTCTTTTGCGCGGCCAATAACATTAGATGCGTCAGCACGGAAAGATACTTTGACGACTTTCTGTGCGATTTGATGGTGGTTACCAATGCGTCCGCCAGTTGCTGTATCATTACCTGATGCGTCAGCACCATCAACTACAGCGTTAGTTACGTCAGATTGCTGTAATGCGTCAACGGTCCACTCTTTATAAGAGTTAGATGATGACTCGCTGCCAATCATGTCAGTAAGTGGTAAAGGAATGCGAGAAATGTCAAAAATTTTGTTCATGACATCTTCGCGGATTAAACCGCCTTTTGCAACGGCTTTTAAATCAGCTGAATCTAAATTTGCAGTACTCATTATTTAACTCCAAGAAGTAGCGCTGCCACAGCATCGACCTCAGCACCTTTTTTCTGATAACCTTTTGCTGTTTTAGCTTTTTTAACCAAGGCGTCGAGCTTAGTAGTTTTCTTAGCTTGAACGCCACTCTTTTGAAACGTGGGAACTTTATTGACTATTTTTTGTTGAGCAATTTTAGTACCGTTTCGGTATGCCATAGCATCTTTAATAAGGTCCAGTAAACGAGCATCATAAACAGACTCAAATTCTTGTTGACTAAAGCCATAAGCTTCACCAACAAACTTAGTCATGTCAGACATTGCAGACTTAAACTTTTCAACATCTTGCCATTCAGGATTTCGCTCAATAGCCATTTTAGCCTGAACTTCTAAATGTTGCATAAATTTAGCCTGCTGCTCTTGCATTTGTGAAGCAGTTATTGAGCTATTCTCAGTCTCTAATGCTGAAAATACGCCTTGTAACTCTGCTTTACGCGCATCGTAATCCCTAAGTAGCGCTGCATATTCACCAGGTTTTTCGGCACGCAGCCTGTTCCAGTCAATTGAGTTGTACTCGTCAAGGAACTTACCTGCAAGTAATTCAGTAAGCTTGTTTACGTTTTGGAGTTTTGTAGTGTACTCCTTAGTAACAACTTCTTTAACTTGCTCTAACTGTTTACGTTCTTCAGCTAGTTGTTGTGCACGCTGTGTATTTGCCTTATTAAATTGATAGCCATTTTTTAACTCTGACAGACCAATTTGCTCATCACCAATTTTAACGCCTTTAAAGTTACCTTCCTCGTCTAGCACAATGTCTTCATCACTAAGACCTAATGCACTAGCCCAAGATACGTCAGTATCCTGTTCCTCTTGGCCTTGCTCTACTTCTTCGGAGTCATTGGAATCAACGAGCGGACTTTCGTCATCGTTAGCATCATCACTCACAAAGTCTTCGTCCAGACCACCGACTAAAATATCGGCAATTTGATCGAGCTCACTAACTGGCGCAGCGTTTTCTTGCTGTTGGCCTTGGTTAACTTCACTCATTGTTTTTCTCCAAAATAGCTTCTGCCATTCTACCAGTGTCGATGTCATTTAACACCGATCTTTCAAGACTGCGAATGGCAGTCAGTAAACCCTTTAAGTTTACAAGGGTATCAGTATCTGATATGCTACATGCTTCTATACTTTCGTATATATTGCCTATAACATTATCTACATGTTCTTTAATGTAACCGTCGTAAGCTTGTTTAGCTCTACGAGCTCGCTGAATTTCAGAACTTAGGCGTGCAACTTCGGCTTCAGTAATTGGCATCTACGTCACCTAAATTGCTATTAAAGTTGTCATTTTGTTCTGTTTTAGATTTTGCTTCTAACTCAGTAAGTTTGATGGCAGCATCTAAAACTAGCTTATCATAGTTAAATTGCATTTTTTCATCAGATTCTGCTGAAGCAATACCTGTCTTATATTGCTCAAGTTGTTGTTGTAGCTCTGCAATTTGAGCGTTAGACTGTGCCTTAGCAGCGTCTAGCTCATGCTTAAGCATGTCTGAACGTGCTTTATAGTCAGCTGCTTTTAATTGAGCATTAGCTGCATCAACTGCTGACTGTGCAATTTTAGCCTCATTTTGTAGCTGTTGCATAGCAATTTCTTGCTGCTTTTGCTGCTCTTGCGCAGATTGCTGAGCAATTTGCTGCTGCTTTTGTTGACCAGCTTGTGAACCTGGGTCAATAAAGTATCTATTGGCACCGTTCAATCCAGATAATTTGGCCATATCATCTAACGTATTATAGATGTTAGACTGGTCTACTAGTGTTTGTTGTGGATTTTGAATAGCTTGTGTTTGCACAGTTAAAATGCCTTGCAAAGCCATAAGCTTTTTAGCATTATCGCCAGTACCTGTACCAACTTTAACTGTCGAACGTCTATTGGTTACCCATTGCTGAGGGGCTACTTTTACCCACTCACCACGAAACTCGTAGTCTTGAGCTGCATCAAAATGTTTTAGAGCTAGCTCTCTAATTTTGCACATTAAAGGCTTTATGCCAGTCTCTGCAATAGTTCGTATTACCAAGCCAACCAAAGCTTCTTTAGCGTTAAGAAGTCTGTCAACACCTTCTGAGCCAACACGGTCACCAATAGCCACTGGTGAAGCATTGCCATCAGCTTGTACACCTGATCTACCTGCACGTACTTCATCTAAATAACGCATCATATCAAATGCCACATTAGACACTTGAGGCGTTTGCAATGGCATAATGGCGTCTTGACGTTTAACTCGTATAACGCCACCTGGGCGAGAAACCAGCAAATCGTCTAAGTTAACTTGGCCTTCAAGAATCACGTTACGTTGATTATTTTGCAAATACATATTATCCAAGATGTTACGCCATATAGCAGTCTTGTGATCTTGTATCTGTCTAAGTCTATCAGTTATTGACAGACCTTGAAATTTGTGAGGCATTATGATAGGCGTGGTAGACACCCATGGCATGCTATCTAACGGTTCCATTGAAAGTATAACGCTAGGGCTGTCTGTAGAACCTGCACACGTGATTTTCATCAATGTAGCTATGCCATCGTCGTCATGATCTATCATCATGCAACATTCGTGCTTTTGTACCAACCTAAGAGCATCATCAGGACTTTGCGCAAGTTCACCTGACGAGCTTTCATCCATCATAGACCAGCGATAGTCTCTACGGTAATTGTGGTAACCTGGTACTTTATCGAGCAACGCATCAGAGTGACCTTCTGCAACCAAGTCTGACATAGGTACAGTCACAACATGTGCAGTAAATCTGGCCTTATTTAAGTTTACAGAGTTATGCTGAGCGTTAACTCTAAACTCTTCAAGTGGTACTGACTCAATTATTATTTTACCACATTGTTTAGTATATGAAATAGTTACGTCAAATAACTGGCCAAAAGTTTGATCTATATATTCGTTAATGCTAGTTAGCTCTACGTCATCACGACCAAGAAGCACATTAAGAGCTTCTGGAGTTATACCAGTGTATGACGTAGAAACTGTTTCCGGTACTTTTTCATAGTATACTTTAAGTACACCATTACGCTGCATTAGTGCATCTTTTACTAGTTCATATATAAGTATGAAGCCATCATTGTCCTTCATCAGAACATCATAGCAGAACTGGCTTTCTAACTCAGCTTGCCTAGCATCATTCGGACCAACTGGGTCGAACTTGACTATCTCATTAACTTGAGTAAATGACTCCATAATTTGAGGCATAATCCACTCAATAGCATCAGCCACGTCAGTCGACGTTACTGACGATCTACCTTCTATCTCTGTGCCGTTAGGCAAACCAAGATAGTAGTGCATAGAGTCTTCTAGTTGGCCAGAAGACCTATCGGCTTCAGAGTAAGCTGCACCAGACAGCTCTGAGGCTACTATTGAAAGTATCTCGTCATCTGTCAGTGGCTGACGCTTTTTAGCCATTTGTTATTACCTTTTTCTGTGGACCATTAGCTAGATTAGATGGCTTAACGTCGCCACTAATTTTTTTAGAAGTAGTGTTTGGACGCATCATTATAAGCTTTTTCATTATACTATCATCCTATTTGTCTGTGAATAATCAATAGGTTTATTACCATAACCACCTATGACTGCGCTATCGCCTACTGCACCTAGTACCAAGTACTGTAACGACTCAGCTACGTGTGAAAACTTACCTTTATCTGGCATGTCTTTAAACCTATCCTCGCCAGACACTTGCATACGTTTATACTTATAACCACCACCCATTGCTTTACGTAATGTAGGAGCACCAGGTGTTACAGCAAAAGCAGGCTTACCAGTAAAGTCCAACCGTTGAAGGTAGTCAGCCACCACCTCACGACGTATAATAAAGTCGTTAGTATGAGTTGGCATAGCGTTTATACCCTGTGCTGACAGCGCCAAGAACGGCGTCTCTTCATCAGTCTGAGCGCGTATGTCACCTGCTGGGTCGCCGTAAGCTTCAAAAGTATAGCCCTTGTAGGACAAATCAAGCTTCTGCTTTAAAATCTTACCGAAGTTAACTGTACCCATATCGAACGTAACTAGCTCGTCAAACACTATCAGTCTGCCAGATGGTGTAAACTGACCAAGTGTTGCTGCAGGTGTTAGACCAAAGTCGATACCTATATAAATAGGCTTGTCAATGTTAGGTACATACGATTCGTTAGTATGATGCAAGTCATCATTATACTCACCATACACTGGCTTACCATCAGTAATGAACCCGTACTTACCGTGTATGTACACGTTAATCCACTCTTGTGTTTTACCAGCACGCATGTTCTGGTAATAGTTACGAGGTAGATTCTTAGTATTTTCAGCAGCCTCTGACTCGCCAGATGGTTGCTTAAAGAACTTATGATTCTGTGGTAAATCTTCTTCGAACAGTCTATACCACCAATGATCTGAGTCAGGTGGGTTAGTATCAAGTATAACGCCAAAGAAGGTAGGTTCCACACCAAGTACAGGTGGCGGAAACCTGCCTACACGACCTTGTACCATATCGAATACTGCTTTAGAAATTTCTCTAGCTTCGTTAATCCAAGCAGCAGTAATCTCTAATGATAACAGTTTTTTAATGTCATCTGGTTTGTCAAGAGCACGGAACAGAAACTCTGTTTCCATTGTAGTGCCATCTGGTAACTTTTGCTTAAGGTTGAATGCCATATTCAACGATGACCAATGACCGGATTCTTGCTGTACCCACGTGAAAAATGTTGCAACAGTAGTATCTAACAATTCACGATACGTGTTTCTTATGATCGCAAATTTACTTCTTCTAATACCTTTACTGTCTGGCTCTTGGTCCATTGCTATCATTAGCAAGTCAAGTACGCAAGTGACTGACTTACCAGAACCGATTGGACCCATGATTGCACGCACAAAACCAGTGTCAACGTCACGAGCTTCGTGAAATTGTTTACCAGTTTTTGACGGTGTGTAAATCATGTCGGGCATTTGTCACCTAGATATATTAAGGTATGCGTACGATTATATCATGTTAAGTAGTAAATGTCAATAGGCATAGTTAAAAATTTTTTCAAAAACGCAATTCAAAAACGCAATTTTACTAGTCAAATATGGCAAAAAATTTTTTTCAAAAATGGCATTTTATGTGTGAGGGTGGGCGTTGACATTTCCAGACACAGATCGCCCCCCCCGACCAGATCAGATGAGTACAGACAGAGAACATTGGCCTATCTTTGTTCTTGTTTTGTTCTTATTACTCGAATAAATGAGAAGTACTTCACATGTTTGAATAAAACGATTGACAAATGAATTCAGCGTGATATTATGAAGACCTGCTTCGGCAGAACCAAATCAATCTAATCAATATAAGGTGAATATCATGAACGCATCTAAAGTCAAACCATCACAAGCCCATGGAAACGAAGAAGTATTGAGAGCTAAAGCAGCTCAAGCCAATGCCAAGAGAGCTCAACGGAAACGTGAGGCTGCATGGCAAGAGGCTGAAGAACGAGCTCGCCAAGAACGTGAGGCCGAAGCACGTGCTCGCCAAGAGGCTGAAGAAACTAGAGTCCGCGAGGAAGAGGCCAAGATGTGGCAAGAGGCCCAACCAAAAGCTGAACCAAAGGCCGAAAAGAAAGCTTATAAACAAGGCAAAATCAAAACCAAAGTTGATGGAATTGAGTTCGATTCACTCGCCAAATCAATGGCCTACATTGACCCAATCTTATGGGGTAAGGAGAATGACTACCGTACCTCATGCTGGATTAAAATCAATCGGGCCTTGAAAAAAGATGGCATCTGCGTATACGGTGGCCATACATACGAACTAGCTATCTAATTAACTTAAAGGCCAAGGATGGCCACAAATAACTGGAGTATTAAAATGAGACTGCAAAAGAAAACAGAAAAACAACGTGCATTAATTTGCGAAAGACTTTACAACAAAATTAAGTTACACGTAAGATATACTGACTATTCGCATACATATGGCCCGTTTTTTGACGGCTATACTACCAAAGGTCTTAGGCTTATTCGTAGGGCAGAGCGGCTTCAACCTGATTTTTGGCATTACTAGCCATCTAAGTCAGGTTTACCAGTACTCGGCTCCATCTGGATGATGAGAGTCGAGTGCTTATTGTCCTTCTCACTGACTTCAAGACTGCGCAAGTCAGGCATAACTTTCTTTAGTATCATGTTTAGTGTGTTCGCCTTGAATACCAGACGTGGTATGTCCTCGACTGGCGTTCTGTCAGCTTCATTGACCAGACTTAACATCTGTCTAATTATCGGTTCCGGGTCGATTCGCTCCCTCAATTCTTCTGCTCGTAGTCCAGATTTGACCTTTTTCTGGCTCAAAACTTGACGTTCTATTGCTGTCCAGTCTATTACTTCATTCATGTTGTACTCCATTGGGCGATAAAAGAAAACCAAAAAGTTAAGAGAGAACCGGTTCGATTTTTGATCTTAGTCTATAAGTCATTGATTTTATTGATAAAAATCGAGGAGAACCAGGAGAACCGGTGAAAGTTGGCTCCTAGGGAAATATAATAACATCTAAAAATATACTATTAAAATATGTTCTCTGGTTCTCTCTGTTCTCTTTAATAAAAAAGATAATAAAATCAATAACTTGCAGACAAATTATATGCCAATAACAAGTTCTCTCATTGGTTCTCCAAAGCACATTCTGTTCTCTTTTCATGCTAACTATTGGTTCTCTCATGGCCATAGATTATATCATGTCTGGCTATAAATGTAAAGAAAATAAAGTTTACATTGCAATCATCATTTGATATGATATTATCTGGCAAATCAATAAACCTGGAGAAACAACATGAAAACCTTCTTGGTAGTAAAATTGGCACCTTACTCAAAAGCATTTGACGAAGTTCCTGTAAAAACACTTGGTGATATGAAAACAGCTTGGGATAGAGGCTATGACTTCAAAATCTCTGGTGGACCATATTGCTCAATACGAGATATTTCGCAGATGAAAGCTGATGGAATAGAAGGTATTATAATCAGCCATCATACTGGCACAATTCAACTTCCATTTGGAGAATAACATGGAATCACCATTGCCATCATTAGAAATCAAGCCACGCAAAGGTCACGAGGAGAAAATTATAAAAGGAATATACCACCACACTCGTGCAATCTTTGGTCATGACATTGACGAGCAGTACATCGCATGTGGTATATCGCATGCCATCAAATATCCAGAACTCTCAACAGCCGAAGCAGTCCAACTTGGTATGGAGGCAATCAAACTAATGATGGGTTGCTCATTCGGCACACAACTAGAGGTAGTTAAATGAAAGTAAAATGCACAAAGGATAACTTAACAACGTATACCTCTATTGGTAACGTGTACGTCCTGGTAGAACTGTTAAAATTAGGGTATAAATTAGAGCTCATTTAGTTGATAAATTATACCTTATATGATATAATGAACCACCGGTTAATCAAATCGGTGGTCTAAGCTGATCACTTGGGCCC